CCTTCTGTCCCTCTTCAGGGGTAGGGGGGAGGGAGAGGAGCTTCTGGGTGTACTGCTGGTGGGTGAAGCCGAGCGCCGCGAGCGCGGCCACGGGATCTCCGCTCTGACGCGCCTGCGCGAGCCGCTGAGCCTCAGTGGGGGAGAGGACCTTGAGGGCTTCCATGTACGGCTTGAGCGGCTCCACTTCCTTGCGGAAGGCGTCGCGCTCCTTCGCGATCTTCAGCAGCGCGGGCAGTTCCTCCGTCTTTTGCGTCGCGACTGGTGCCGGAATTGTCGCGGGCTCCGTGCCGGTTTTGCCAGCGGCGGGCGCGGGCTCGGCGGGCTTCTCGACGATGCCCTCGTCTTGAAACGCCTTCATCAAGTCGTTGGGGCTCACCTGCGACGGGGGGACGAACGACGCGGGGGCCTGCTTCTGCTCGGTGTCAGCCACGGAATCTCCTGGGTGTGGTGTTTACGGGTTGTACAGCGCGATGCGCAGCTCTTCGAGGTGAAGGGCGCACTTCTCGGGGTTGCGGCTCATGTTCTGGTAGGCGATTACGCCTCAACAAGCCGACGCTCAACCCGAGCCAAGGTGACTTTCAAGTCACGCACACGGACCTCAAGCTCCAGTCGCCGGTTCTCAGAGATGAGCGAGTCAACCCGCGCCTGCAACTCCTCGTTCTCTTCATGAAGAAGAACCTGCTTCATGTTGCTGTCCATTGATCAACCTCCGACCACGGGTGGAACTGCGGGCAAAATCGGAGGCGGCACGTTCAGCGTGTTGGTGATCTGCGGACCACCGGCCATCGGAGGCGGTGCCATCGACAGACCCGCTCCCGGCATCGGAGGCGGGGTGCCCGCGCCCATGCCCATCGGCGCGGCGGGCGGGGCCATCATCGCGGACTTCTGCGCGGTGGCGTTGTCGATGAGGTTCCGCAGGAGCTTGAGGCGGTCCTCGGGGCAGTTCCGGTTGCGCGCGTAGAGGTACGCGGCGTTCGCGCGCTCGATGATCTTGTCGAGGTTCTGGTAGACCTCCAGCGGGCGAAGGTTCGGCTCCTCGTCGTCGAGGATGTGCGAAATGGTCGCGTCCACGTCGTCGAGCATCGCGTTCCCCAAGTTCGACTCGGCCTCGATGTCGGGGAACTCCAGCAACCGCTGGGCGACCGCCTTGTCGATGAACCCGTCGCCCATCATCTCCTTGACCTTCTGGTAGCGGGCGCTCGGCGTCTGCGGCAACGAGCTGGTCGGGAACATCTGCATGATGTACGCGTCGCGGTCAAGGTTGACCGACGACCAGTCCACTTCCATCAGGTCGCGGCGACCGGGGACGAGGACCTTGTACCCGCGCCACCCGTACTGCTCGGTGATGAGGTCGATGGAGAGTTCCGCGAAGTCCATGAAGAACTGCTCCCAGTCCTGGTGCTGGGGAGCGAACCGCTCGGACTCGATGTCGTTGTACTCGCGGAGCGCCACCGCGGCGTCGAGGCCCGATGGCTTCTTCGCGCTCGCGGAGAGTTCGCTGATGCCTACCTCCTGAAACGCCTTCTGGTAGAGGCGGTCCACGTAGGCGAACTCCTCGGGCGAGATGGCGTTCTGGTTGTCCACGATGGGCGGCTGGCCCACGTAGTACACGATGTCGCCGCCGTCCGCGTTGGTCATGTGCTGCGGGTTGACCTTGCTGCCGACCTGAACGTAGGTCCTGCCCTTGCCCTTGCGGCGGATCTGCATGTCGATGCTACGGATGACGCGGTTGAGCGCGACCTGAATCGGCTGAACCGTCTCGATGACGCCTTTGCCCCAGAAGCCTGTCGTGCGCTTCTTGAAGCGGTACATGACGAACGGGAACTTGTCGATCTTCCACTGCTCGCTGAACAGCACGCACCCGTCGATGGCGATGACGTGCTTTCCGTCCTTCGCCTTACCGCCGCTGGGCAGGTGCCACGCCTCCCACACCTCCAGCGTGTTCTCGATGACCTCGGGGCTCGCGTTCACCTCGGACTCGATGCGCTCCTGCTTGCCCGCCTCGGCAATCTTCTCGGCGTGCTCGGGGAACAGCGCGGTCAACACCTCGCGCGAGACGAACTTGCGGCGCAGGAGTTGGCGCGGGCACCCGTCCTGCCCGTCGAGATCGTCCACGAAGATCTCATCCGGCTTGACGCGCTCGCACTCCAGCTTCCCGTCGCACTCGTAGACCTGCATGAACCCGGTGCCGAACTCGCACCCGTCCACGAAGACCTGCCGCGACTTCTGGTAGACCTTGGTCTGGTAGAAGTACCCTCGGCACCACTTGTCGAGGTTGCGCGCCTTGATCTGCATGTCCCACGCGCCTGGCCCAGCACCGCTGGTGAGGAAGGTCGGACGCGGGCGATTCTTGGTCACCTTCGCGGTGATGGTGTCGAGGCACGTCGCGCCGACGTTGAGCGACATGAGCGAGCTGCCGGTGAGCATCTGCCGAACGAGCGCCGCGCTGTAGTCGCGACCGGAGAGCGAGTCGATTTCGCAGTTCTCGTACAGGCGCGCGAAGCGGATCATGGACTGGAGGCGGTCCTCGCCCTGCATCTCCAGCGAGCCACCCACGTCCATCACCGCGGTCGCGACCTCCTCGTCGGGCAACTGCCACCAGCGCGGCTGCAATGCGCCGCTGCGGATGAGGCGGGCCTCGGGCTTCGACTTGTAGGACTTCGCGTCGCGGTAATCCATCGCCATTGAATTACTCCTCCGCGTCGATGACGACGCCGTAGATTTCGAGTTGCTCTGCGGCGGTCAGGCCATCTTTTCCGCGCTTCGGAGCAGACTTCACGGATTGCACGGGGTTGTCAACCTCCGGGACCTTGAATTCCTCTTCGACTTGTGCTGCGGGCGCGGGCGCTGGACCCAGCTCAAACTCGACAGGTCCAGTGGTGGTATCACCACGAAACTTGGTGATGCCGAGTTCGCGGCACTTCTTCACTGCCTCGTCAAGAGTCATCGGTCGTCTCTCCTTCCCACCAGTCTCGGTCGGGATCCATTCTGCTGAGTTCTTGCTCGTCGCGCTGCTCCGCGAGTTCCTCTGCGGTGAGCGGTACGAGAGGCAACTCGAAGTCGATGAAGTTGAGCGCGTGACGCCAGCTATAGAGCGCGGCGTCCGTCAGATGGTTGGGGAAGCGTGGGTCTTCCGCAGGCGGCTTGCCGCTGTCGGGGTCCCAATCGGGGTCCTTCGGCAGCGCGCTCAACTCTCCCGCGTACTCGCTGCCCTGCTGCACGCGCAGGCGCGCGGAGAGGAAGTCGTCGTTCATCAGCCGCACATGCTCTAGCTTCTCCGACTTCTTCGCGGCCTCGAAGACGTGGCTCGTGCGGCGCATCACCTGCTCGACGTACATCAAACCGCCGCCGCCCGTGTCGGCCACCTTCGCGATGAAGTTGAAGCCCATCGACTCCCACTTCTCGATCTGCGCGATGACCTCTTCCGCGCTGGCCTGCGGCTTCTTCCACTCCGCGGCGTGGTACAACTCGCGGCGCGTCGGGTGCCACCCCCACGCGATGAGGGCCATGTCGTCACGCGAGCCCAAGTCCCACCCGAGTACGTGCTTCCACCCGTCACCCCACGGCTGCACTTCCATGAGCGAGTAGTCGTTGCGACCCGAGTTGTACTTGTAGAAGAGGACGCCATCGTCCTTCACCCACTGCCCTCGGTACTCGCGCACGTAGGTAGGAGAGTCGATGGTCCAGTGCCGCTTCTTGCGAATGGCCGCGAGTTCCGCCGCGGCGTGAGGGAGGTGGGGGTTGTCGAGCACGCTCCAGCGGTGGCAGGACCAGCCCGCGCCGATGAGTTCCTTCTCGCTCTCGCCCAACTCGTTGGTGCGCCCCGTCGAGACGAGCATGCCCTTGGAGAGCCACTGGCCCACCGGCTTGTCGTCACCGCCCGTAATCCAGTACCAGTACCCCGTGGGTACGGGTCCAGGCGTTCCCTCCATGCACATCGTGCCCTGCAAGTCGAAGAGGCACGGCTCGGCCACGTCTTCCACGAGCGTCTTGAGGAAAGGCCCGAAGAGTTGGCTCTCCAGGATGACCTCCATGCGCGTCTTGTCGCCGCGCTTCTTCTGGGCCTCCTTGTCCTTGTCCGCGCCCAGCAGGCGAATCTCGCTGCCGTTCTCGAAGCGGATGGTCAGTTCCGTCTCGTGGGTCTTGATTGGAATCTTATGCCGCGCGCAGACGTGGATGAACTCCTGCCAGAGCAACTGCTTGGCGCGCAGACGGTTGATGGCCCAGATGCGGATGAGCGAGCCTGCGTTCTCCAGCGCGACCATCGTGCAGTACCGCGCCCACATGCTCGTCTTGCCTGCGCGTCGAGTGCAGAGCGCGGCTTTGTTGCGGCTGGGGTCGTCGATGAAGTCGAGCTGCTTGTCGAACAACTCCCCTCGGATGGAAGACGAGACGGTGCGCGCACGAGCCTTCGCAAGCTCGCGGCGCAGCTTCTCCTCTTTGAGCTTCCGAGGGTCGAGGGTCATCAGTCCTCGGTCTTCGTGGCTTTGAGCAACTCGTCTGCGTAATCCAGTGCCACCGCCACGTCAGACTCTTGCAGATCGGGCATGGTGATGACCGATGGAAGAATCGCGAGCGCGATGCGGCGACGCTCGTGCTGATGCGCGTTCCGCTTCGCCTTCTCTGCCGCCTCGCTGATCTCTGGCTTGATGATGAGGTTGCTCACTTCTTCACCTCGACCTTCTTGGCCTCGACGGGCGCGGGCTCGAACGAGGCGACGTTGCTCAGGGGAATGTACTTGGTCTTCGGGACTCCGTTGACCACACGCTTGATCTCGACGAGGCTGCTCTCCGGGTCGAACGAGATCTCGTTGGGCTTCTCGCCGGGGCGCTCACCCGAGGGGTTGACGGAGAGGCTTTGCAACTGCCCACCGAAGGAGACGATGTTCACGAACTGCACGTTGACGAGCTTGATGGTCATGTTGCCTCAGAGAAACGGGTTGAACTGCAAGCCGACCGCGCGAGCGAACTGACGCCCGTGAGAGTCGGTGTACTGCGTGTAGAACTTCGCTCTGCCTTCGACGAGCCCGCGACCGATGCCCATGCGACGGTACGTGCTCTTGACGTAGCAGTAGTAGACGTGCTCGCGCGTCTCCTTCTCGCTGATGCACGCCCACCCCAACACCTCGTCCGGCACCTCGGGGAAGTAGGCGACGAGCACCTTCGTGAACGGGGTGATGGAGTCGATGTACTCGTCCATGTACTCCGCGTAGATTGCGAGCGGGACGTGCTTCTTCGCCCAGGTGTTCCAGAAGCTCGTGTGCCAGGACGAGTGAACGAAGCGGAGGTCGGCCTTCGTGGCCTCGCGCAGAAGCGGGGTGGTCACTCTTCTTCCCCTTCCGCGAGCGTGAGGGGCTCCCCGCGTTCGGCGCGTTCGAGGAAGCGGTCGATCTGCTCGTCGGTGAACGCAGAGAGTTGGTCCAAGTCTTCGCTCTCCTTCTCGACCTTGATCATCTCCGTCGCCGCGACGGCCTTCCCGCGCAGGTGCTCGTACAGAGTCGAAGCGGCCTGAAGGCGCTCCGCGGTCGTGGGCACAATCCAGTCCGTGTACGATCCATCCGGCAGCTCCGCACGCCACGGCATGCCGTTGGCGATGTTGCGCAGGGTTGCGGCTTGTTCGAGTCCGCCCTCGGTGAGCTTGCGGAGTTGAGCGCGGTGGCTCACCTTCGCGGGGACGTTGGGCACGGGCGCGGCGCGTTTCGTGATGGTGCCCTTGGCGTCGCGCTCGACGAGCACTTCCCCTTGAACTGAGGTCTTCCGAAACAAGCTCACGCGGTGCCCTCTCCTGGTGGGCGCGCAGAGTGACTCATGGAGTCGCACGAAAGTCAAGTGTGGCTGAAGGTACGCGCTCACCTCGCGCGGTACACGACGAGGCCCGACCCGTCAAGCAACCAAAGCACAATAGAGTTTCTCTAAATCGAATATCCCGGAATATCGCGATAGAGTTTAGGGAAATTGAGCCGGATATTGGTGGGGCTATCCAACTAAATTCAGCCCCCCGCCCCTGGAGTCGATCGCCTAAACCCCCGTAATCACTAGGCCCCAATATCCCGCGAATTAACGCGCCGCGTCATTTACATATTGACAAGTACGGGAATCGTGACGCGATGCGTCATTTACAGGTTTACAAGCTCGTAAACCCCTGGAATCACGGGCATTTCTCGCGTTTCGAGGGTCGTTGGGGCGCTCGATTGACGGGCGAAATAACGCAGTGCGTCAAAGCACAGCTCGATGCACACTTGCGACGGCTCTTTTTGCAAGCGAAGTCAAAGACTTACCGATCTCTCTATCTACTAGATCTGATCCAAAATAGAGATCTAGGGTTAGGGTAGTAAGTAAGAGTAGAAGGAGAAGTTAATCGGGAAGGAGAGGAGCGACCGAGGCACTATGTAAACACAGGGTAGACGCGGAAGTAGTTAGGTGTTACTTACTGCAAGCGCAATCACGCGCGGAGGGCTTCACATGGGTAAAATCAGCAGGTTGAACACAGACAAGGGCACTGCCAGGGAGAAGGCGTTCCTCTTTTGGGCCCTCACGACTGGCGTAGGCGTCACCTTTGCGAACGGCGCGCGCTTCAAGATCAACGGTCAACGCCTTGCGCGGGTGATTCGTTACGGCTTGCGCCAGGGCTGGTTCAAGGCGGAGTATTCGGAGGGTGGGAAAATGATCGATCTTGAACTTTTGGAGCCCGGAAGCGCTGCTCTCAAGCCCTCGTTTGACGTGATTAAGGAGTGGGCCCTTGTTTGACGACAAATCGACCCGTGAGGCTCGTGCTCAAATCGCCCTCTCAAGCGCTCGCAATCGAGTGACCCGCTTGCGAATCGACCTTGAAGCCGCAGAGCGCAAGCTTGAAGACATGGAATCGTCCCCGTTCGATCCCTTCGGTGATGAGGGCGAGCTGCGAGCCGCGGCTTATCTTCACTTCTGCGGCTCTCAGGGACTCGTTCCAAGTCACTACGACGCGAATCAGCGCCTCTACGGCCTGCACCAGAACACTCTCAAGAAAGGGCTCTCAGAGGCCCTATCGCGTCGTTTGGTGCGCCAGGACCCCGACGGGGCTCTTACCCTCACACCCGACGGCGAGCGAATCCTGGGGGAGTTCACCGAGGAATTCGACAATCGCGACTTGCGGATCAATCTCCCATGGGCAAGACCGCAGAATGACGAGTGACGCATTGCGTCGGTCGATTTCTAAATATACCGCCTGCACTGAAATTACGAATTAAAACCGATTTAATCCGTAACTATATTGTAGGCTTGCGCGTCCACCTAGCGAATTAAAACCGACGCGCCAAAACACCTATATATGAGGGGCTAATTTCGGCCCCTCACACGTTCGGGAGAACGCTCAACATGAACCCCCTTCCTACCTCGCACCCCCTGCCCACCCTGGCCCGCCTTGCGCTGTCGCTGTACGCCTCGACTCGCCTCATCGAGCGTTTGCCCGTCGTCACCGAAACCTTGCCCACTTACGTCTCGGGTGTCATTTACGTCTGCCC